TCTTCCCGTATCTCCCCGATGCAGTCGGAACCAATGCTGGACAGTCCTTTTACAGTCCGACCTGATCCCATTCCATGACGACTAAGCCTAAAAAGACCCAACCGCTACGAGGGGCAACCAAGCCGAGGGTTCATAGCCCACTTCTTAAAGGCAAGACCAGAGCTAATGAAGTAATTGAAATGGTTGAGCGTTTAAAGATGGATAAGCTCATGCCTTATCAGGAGTTCATCCTTAAAGACATGATGATGGTGGATAAAAAAAATAATTACAGGCGCAAGACAAGCCTGCTGCTCATAAGTCGGCAGAATGGTAAATCTCACTTAGGCAGAGTCCGTGTTATCTGGGGCATGTTCTATGGAGACGAAAAGAAGATAATTATCATGTCTGCCAATAGAGCTACATCGCTCATGCTCTTTCGCGAAATTGCATGGATCATAGAATCAACACCAGAGCTAAAGGCCATGACTAAGGTAATTAGGTACGCAAATGGCGGGGAACGAATAGAGCTGCTTAATGGAGCTACTCTGGATGTAATCAGCGATAACTCGTCCTCTCCCAGAGGTCGCACTGCTGACTTCTTATGGATTGATGAAATCCGAGAAATCTCAGAAGACGGGTATAAAGCAGCAGTTCCAGTAACTCGCGCCCGAGCTAATGCCCAGACATTTTTGACTAGCAATGCTGGTGATGTTTTTAGCAGTGTGCTTAATTCGCTTGTCGAGCGCGCCAAAGAGTATCCACCAGAGACATTTGGCTATTATGAGTATTCTGCCCCGCAGTATTGCAAGATAGATATAACTCTAGATTCTTTTTGGCGAGATGCAGTAGTTCCTAGCAATCCTGCTTTGGGGTACATAATTACTAAAGAGTCGATTGAAGAAGCAATCGCTACAGCTGCTACAGAAACCACCAGAACCGAGACGCTTTGCCAATTCGTGGATTCTTTGCAATCACCATGGCCTTTTGGCATTCTTGAGGATACAAGCGATAACACGCTAGAAATTGCTGTTGGGGCTTATACTATATTTGGTTTCGATGTCAGTCCTTCGAGAAGGAACGCATCTTTAGTCGCTGGACAATTACTTCCAGATGGAAGGATTGGCATTGGAATCATGCAGACTTGGAGTTCTCAGGTCGCAGTAGATGATCTAAAGATTGCAGCTGAGATAAAAGGCTGGTGCGATTTGTTTCACCCGCGAATGGTCTGTTATGACAAGTATGCCACTCAATCGATAGCCGATAGATTGAAGCAGGCTGGAGTTATGACTGAAGATGTCTCAGGCCAGCAGTTTTACCAAGCCTGTGGTGATCTATTGACTGGATTGGTTACTAACAAGGTCGTTCATAATGGTCAAGCAGAGCTAATCCAACAAATGAATAACTGTGCAGCTAAAGTCAATGACTCAGCTTGGCGTATCGTAAAAAGGCGCAGTTCTGGCGATATTAGCGCGCCTATTGGAATCGCAATGGTCGTAAGCAAGTTAATGCTTCCAGCACCTAAGCCTCAGATTTATAGTTAGACACGCACTAGCATATTGTCTAATCTCTTGACAAATGCTACAATTTCTGTCTATGGGTATCTTCTCGCGTAAGCCTCAAATCTTGGAAGCGCAAAACGCTCCACAAATTATGTCCGAGTCTTACTTGACTTATGGCAATTACTTCCCAGTCATGGTCACTCGCGCCCAAGCTCTTTCAGTACCCAGCATTAAAAGATGCCGCGATCTAATCTGTGGCACTATTGCCAGCATCCCTTTAGAGTATTACAAAAAATCTACAGGTGAAATGATTTCTCCACCAAGATGGATTGAGCAACCATCTAAAGCTCAGCCAAGATTTGAGACACTATATTTCACTTTAGATAGCCTTCTCATGTATGGAGTCAGTTATTGGCAGATTACTGAGACTTATCTTGAAGATAACAGAATGGCTAACGCAAATTGGGTTGCTAATAATCGCGTTACATTCAATACAGACTCTGTAAATAATTTTGTAACACAGTATTATCTAGATGGCGTTCCGTTACCGATGTCGGGTTTGGGCTCTTTAATTACCTTCCAGAAAGATGAAGGCATCCTTGCTGTTGGTGGTTCTACTATCAAAGCTGCACTCGATGCACAGAGAGCAGCAAGCGTAGCTCTGGAAACGCCATCTGCGACTGGGTTCCTAAAAAACTCAGGGGCTGACCTTCCACCTAATGAAGTTACTGGATTACTTGCTGCATGGAAGCGCGCCCGCCAAAATAATGGCACTGCTTACTTAACTGCAACTCTTGATTATCAAACTACAGGCTTTAGTCCTAAAGACATGGCTTACCAAGATGCAATTCAAGGATTAGCAACTGAATGCGCAAGACTCTGTTCAGTTGATCCATATTATGTTTCAGCTTCAATGAACACAACTATGACCTATGCAAATGTGCAGGATGAGCGCAAGCAGATGGTTGCTTTTACATTGCAGCCTTATGTTTCAGCCATTGAGTCTAGGCTTAGCATGGATGATGTCAGCACTGCTGGACATTATGTAAAGTTTAGTTTAGACGACTCATTCTTGCGTACAGAGCCAATGGAAAGATTGTTAGTGCTAGAAAAGATGTTAGCACTTGGTTTGATTACAACAGAACAAGCAATGCAAATGGAAGACCTATCACCTAACGGGAATGGCAGCTAATGGAAACTCTATACATTGAAGCATCATCAATCGAATGCTCAGAAGAACGCAGAGAAATCTCTGGAAAGATTGTGCCTCTTGGTACTGGTGAAATCGGCCATACTAATCTTGGTGCATATACCTTTGCAGCTAACTCTATTGAGATTGCAGACCCAACAAAGATTAAGTTGCTATCACAGCACGATCTAAAAAAGCCTATTGGTCGAATGACTGCTTCAGAGACTCGCGCAGATGGTATCTATGCAACCTTCAAGTTAAGTCGCTCTTCAGGCGGTAATGACGCACTTATCATGGCGCAAGAAGGATTAGTTACAGGCTTGAGTATCGGGGCAGAAATCCTTTCATCACAGCCATCAAAAGATGGACACACAGTAGTCTCTTCAGCGAGGCTTAAAGAAGTTTCTCTAGTAACTGTTCCCGCATTTGCGTCTTCAGAAATACTAGAGATCGCAGCAGAGGAAGTTATCCCTGTTGAAGAAAACCCACAAACAGAAAGCGAGACAGCTGTGGAGAATACTCCAGAGACAGTTGCAGCACCAGTAGAGGCAGCAGCAGTTGAAGCTGCTCGTCCTACAGTTACAGCAATGTATTACACAAACCCACGCCTTAACCTGAACATAACAGCAGGCGAATACGCTAAAGCACAACTAAACGCAGCACGCGGTGACTCAGATGCTCGCGAGCTAATGGCAGCTTTACAGGTTGCTACAGTTGCAGAGAACACAGGTATGGTTCCACCTAACTACCTACGCGATGTAATCGGTATTATTGATTCATCTCGTCCGTTTATCGATTCAATCGAGCGCGCAGCACTTCCAGCAAGCGGAATGAAAATCTTTACTCCAAAACTTGGAACACAGGCCACTGTCGCATTGACAGCAGAAGCTGCTGAGTTCTCTTCAACAGACACAACAGTAACTTTCCAAGAAGATACAGTTGTTAAGTTCGCAGGAGCTGGAAAGCTAGATGTTGAGTTGGTTGATCGTTCAGACCCATCATTCCTAGACCTATATCTTCGTGAGTTAGCTGCAAGCTACGCACAGAAGACAGATGCCTATGCAGCGCAAATTGCAGCACAGAATGCAACAGCATCATCTTCATCAACAATCTACAAAGCTATTGCTTTGGGTATCTCAGATTCTTATGGCGTTATGCGCAAGACACCTAGCAACCTTTTGGTTGCAACAACAGGTGGAGAAGATGGAATTGACTTTGCAGGATTGCTAGGCGCTGTAGATGGTTCTAACCGACCACTATTCGCAGCAGCAGCACCTCAGAATGCAGCTGGTCTAATCACGCAAGGCTCGACAAATGGCTCAGTAGCAGGCCTCAACTTGGTAGTTGATGCAAACTACACAGGTGACGATGCAAACGCTAAGCACGCACTTGTTTATCCAACAGATGCAATGCGATTCCACGAATCAGGCACACTTCAGATTCGCGCAAATGTAGTTGCAAATGGTCAGCTTGAAATCGGCATCTACGGATATGTTGCAGTAGTTAATCGCTACCCAGCAGCATTCCGTAAGCTGAATGTTGCATAAGTAACACTCTAAGTCGCTCTGGGGAGTAGTAGCCCTCTACTCCCCAGAGTCTTAAGAAAGGAATGGCAATGGCTCTTACAACAGTCAGCGAATTGCGCACTACTTTAGGTGTCGGCACGCTATACACTGATGCTGTTCTTCAAGAAGTCTGTGACGCATCTGATGCAGTCTTGCTTCCAATGCTTTGGCAAAATGAGATTTACAATACTTATCAAAGCATTGCAGGCAATGTAGGTACATTGTATTTTGAACAAAACATTTCAGATTATTTTTATGTGAGTCAAAGCGTAACTGTCAGTCGCAATGGCAGTCCATATAACGGCACTAAAACCATTACTGCTATCAGTTCTAACTCTATTTCTTTCGCTGCTGTAGGTGCAGATCAGAACACACATGCAGTTCAACCTATTGGTATCGTTGCAGGAACAGCAACCGATTACGCAACCGACACAGCAATTCAAAATGCAGCTTTGATGATCGCTGTTGATATATGGCAAGCTCGCACCGCTACTTTAGGTGGAAGCAATCTTGTCGATTTCCAGCCTTCCCCTTACCGAATGAGCGCACAGCTTCTCGCTAAGGTGCGAGGATTGATTGCCCACGCGCTAAGTCCTAACTCAATGGTGGGATAATGCCAGTTGCTATCACCACACTTAGAACGACACTTGCCACAGCCTTAGTCGATAACTCAAAATGGCAGACCTTTGCATTCCCGCCTGCCACAGTATTGGCTAACTCAGTCATTGTTTCACCCGATGATCCCTATTTAACACCTACCAATAATCAGCATATTGGCATTAGTCCAATGGCATCATTCAAGCTGATTATTACGACTCCACTTTTCGATAATGAGGGCAACCTCAATGGAATAGAAGATTTTGTATGTGGCGTGTTCGCTAAGCTTGCTGCATCTTCTTTGACCTATAATGTAAGCGCAGTCAGTGCGCCTAGTGTTCTCAATGCTGCTTCGGGAGACCTTCTCAGCTGCGAGATGTCCGTATCAATCCTTACGAGTTGGAGTTAATATGTCCGAGTGGGAACAAGAGAACGAAGCCTTCCTGAAAAAAATCGGGCAGGTTAGCACACCAACACCAAAGCCAGCATCTACTAAGAAAGACGAGGAATAATCCTAATGGCTGTATTTCTGAATAACAATGTAGGCGTTAAGATTAACACTGTTGATCTTAGCGACCATGTCACAGCAGTAACAATCAACCGTTCATTCGATGAGCTTGAAATAAGTGCCATGGGAGATTCTTCTAGAAAATTTGTAAAAGGTTTGGAAGCATCAACTGTAACCATCGACTTCCTTAATGACACAGCTTCAGCAAATGTTCTCGCAACACTTCAAGCTGCATGGGGAACAACAGTGACAGCTGTATTCCTACAGACCAAGGGAACAGCAGTATCTGCTACTAACCCTCTTTACACTGTTTCAATTCTTGTCAATAACACTACAGACATCAATGGTGCTGTATCAGACATTGGCACACAGTCAATTACATTTACATGTAATTCAACGATTGCAGTAGCAACTACAGGCACATTCTAAACAAATAAAAAAAGGGGCAGCTCATGGCAAGACTAAAAATCGTTCGTATAGATGGAAGCGTTATCGAGGGTGAGATTACTCCAGCAGTGGAGTATTCATTTGAGCTATACGCTAAAAAGGGCTTCCACCGCGCTTTTCGTGAAGACGAGATGCAGACTTCGGTGTATTGGTTGGCATGGGAAGTCACACGCAGATCAGGTGAAACTGTTAAGCCTTTCGGGATTGAGTTTATCGAGGGATTAAAATCCGTTGAGGTGTTGGACTCAGACCCTTTAGCTTAAAGCGCGATTATCCATTCACCTATTTAATAGCTCGCTTGAGCATTAGATTGGGAATCGCGCCACAGCAGTTATTAGATTTAGACCCAATAATGCTTCAAGCCTTGTTGTACGGTCTTAAAGATGAAGCAAAGGAGATAAGCGATGCCAACAGAAGTAAAGGGCGCAATCGCACTTCGTAAGGCTCTAAAAAACTTTGCTCCAGACTTAGCTAAAGAAACTCAAAAAGAGTTAGGCAATCTTCTTAAGCCGATTACTAATAAAGCTAGAGGATTTATCCCTTCACAGGCTCCTCTGAGTGGATGGGCTAAAAGTAGTTCAACAGCTTGGGGCAGTGATCGTATTTGGAATACAGGAAAAGCCAAGCGCGGTATTGGATATAAGACCACACCATCTAGACCTAATAAGCAAGGCTTCAGAGCACTAGCTCGCATTGTTAATGCTTCTGCTGCTGGTGCTATTTATGAGACTGCTGGTCGCAAGAATCCTAATGGTCGCGAGCAGGCTCCTATGGCTAAAGTTGTGCGTGAGAGTCAAGCCAACTATGGCAAGATGATTCGTTCTGGCACTAAGAATCAATCTAAAAGCAATAACCCGCAAGCAGGTGCGCAATTTATCGAAGCGATGAATAATTATGGGCAGATAGTAGATGCCAATAATCAGACTGGTGCAGGTCGTAGGTCAGGCAAGATGAAAGGTCGCGCAATCTTTAGAGCATGGAAAGAAGATGGCGGGCAGACTAACGCAGCAGTTATTAAAGCTATTGAGAACTCTAAATTAAAGTTCTATGACGCTATGGGAGTTAAATAATGGCAGTTGATCCATCAGTAGTCATTAACTTAGCAGCTGAATACACTGGCAATAAAGCCTTTAAGCAAGCCGATACTGCTGTAGGAAAACTCAATAGCAATGTCAAGAAACTTGCAGGCACATTTGGTATTGCATTTGGCGCAACGGCATTAGTCCAATTTAGCAAGACAGCAGTAAAAGCATTTGCAGCGGATGAAGCAGCAGCCCTTAGACTTAACCGAGCAGTAGAGAATCTAGGCATTGGCTTCGCTAATCCTGCCATTGCTGACTACATTGATAAATTAGAAACTTCAGCGGCAATCGCGGACGACATTCTCCGTCCAGCGTTTCAGGGTTTGCTTACTACTACTGGCTCATTAACCCAATCCCAGAAACTTCTTAATGATGCAATTACTATCAGCCGAGCGTCTGGCATTGATTTAGCCACAGTTACACAGGATTTGGGTAAAGGTTATGTAGGAGTTACTAGAGGTCTAGTCAAATACAACTCAGGTTTGACAAAGGCTGAACTTACGACACTGTCATTCAATGAAATCTTGTCAGTTATTCTAAAGAGATCAGCTGGAGCAGCAGAAGATTACCTAACTACAACTTCTTACAAAATGGATGTTTTAAGCACTGCAACAGGAAAAGCTAATGAACTTATTGGTAAAGGCTTTGTTGATGCTTTATCTCGCGCAAGCGGTGGAACAGAAGCAAGCGATGCCACAATCTTCTTGGAAACACTTGCGGGTGGCTTTAACAAAGTAACCCTAGCTGCTGGTACTGCTATAGGAGCCATTCCATCACTTATTAAAAATGTTAAAGACCTTGGTAAAAGTATCTTTTTTGGTTTTGCTGGCAAACAAATTGGAGTCACTTTAAGCACACCCTCTAAAAAACCCATCCAATCTGGCTCTAACCTTAATAAATCAACAGCAACTACTGAAAACAAGATTGCCAAAGAGAATCTTAAAATTAACACTGCACAGTTAAAATTGGCTAAGGCCAAGTCAATCTTTGACATCCAGAAGATTCAGATTGAAGCTGCTCTCAAGGGCAAGATTTCAGAAGAAGATCGTATTCGTCTCAAGCTCATGCAGGCTATTGAATCTGAGAACATTAGCCAGATTGAAAAATACACGAAACTGCTTGACGATGCTCAGAAGAACACGGAAAAGTTAGTCAGCACCCTTGCAGGCATTAAGCCTTTAGATGATATTTTTAAGAACTTTAATTTTATGTCTGTCAAAGAACAATTAGCAAGCCTTGAGAGTTATTTCAAGAATTTTGCTGGTTCTGCTGCATCTGCTTTCAATTCTTTAGCGGCATCGCAGAGAGCTGCACTTGGTGGTTTTGTTCCATTTGCAGGAGCAAGCAATGCATCTTTAGGCATTACATCAAATGGTGGAGCTACTACATCTATGCCATCAACAGTTGGTTTAGGCAAAACTGGTACAGGTAATCAACTGCCAGCAGGCGTAACCATTAACACAAATGTGAATACAGGTATTGGAGACCCAGAAACGATAGCCCGCGCTGTTGAAGATGTCATTCGCCAAGCTGTCCAGCGTGGAACATCGAGTTTGCTTCTACCAGTATGACATGGCTTCCAGAATGGCGTATTACAGTAGGAACTACTGTTTATACAAATGTAACCTCAGTTAATGTCACTACTGGTCGTATTGATATTGATCGGCAGTGTCAAGCAGGTTATGCCCGCATGGACATTATCAACGCAACCAATGCTCTCTTTGACATTGATGTAACAGATTCCCTAACCCTAGAACTTAAAGACAGTGCTGGTGTATATGTGCCTGTATTTGGTGGCACAGTTTCAGATTTCAGAACTTCAGTTAGAAGCCCAGAAGAAACTGGCTTTGTTACTGTTGGTTCAATTCTTGCAGTAGGTGCTTTGGCTAAATTGCCTAAAGCTATTTACACAGCAGCAGTAGCCCATGACTTAGATGGTGAGCAGATTTCTATTATTCTTCAGGATTTATTAGTTAATGAATGGATAGAAGTAGCACCTGCTCTACAGTGGTATAACTACGACCCGACTACCACATGGGCTAATGCAGAAAATGTGGGCTTAGGCGAAATCGATGCTGGGCTATATGAGATGGATAATCTCCACGCAGCAGACCGCAACACACAGACTTTAGTAACCCAGATAGCCGATAGCGCACTAGGTCTCCTGTATGAGGACAAACAGGGGCGCATAGCCTATGCAGACGCGGATCATAGAAGCAACTATTTAGCAGCTAATGGCTCGACCCAATTAGATGCAAATTACGCAACCCCATCCAGCGTTAAGTCCATCCTACAAATTGGCAAGATTCGTAACAGCGAAATTGTGCGTTATGGCAATGACTACGGCAGCACTTATTCAGCTACAGACGATGCTTCAATTACGACTTATGGTCGTTATCAAAAGAGCTACGACTCTAATATCCGTTTTCTTGCAGATGTTGAGGATATTGTAGAGCGAGACTTAGCCTTGCGCTCAACACCTAGAACACAGCTTGACCAGATTACTTTTAGACTCGATAACCCAACAATGCCATCTGCCCAACTAGACGACCTTATTAACCTGTTTTTTGGCGAGCCAGTAGTTATTACTAACCTACCCTTTAATATGTTCGAGGGGTACTTCTCAGGCTTTGTAGAGGGCATTTCACTTGCAGCGACTCCAACTTATGTTGATGCAACTATCTATGTCTCACCTACAGACTTCTCACTTATTGCCCCAACATGGGCGACAGTAATCCCAACCAATACCCTTTGGAGTGGCGTAAATGCTACACTACAGTGGTCTAAAGCGATCGGAGTAATAAACTAATGGCAACAACAACCCCTAACTTTGGTTGGGCAGTGCCGACCAGCACTGACTTGGTCAAGGATGGCGCAGTAGCCATTGAGACCCTAGGCGATTCAATCGATGCATCTTTAGTTGATCTAAAAGGTGGCACAACAGGTCAGGTGCTTGCTAAGGCATCTGGAACAGACATGGATTTTTCATGGGTTGCGATTGACCCTCTCGTAATTTTAGATGCTAAAGGCGATTTGATTACTGCAACAGCAGCCGATACACCAGCTCGCCTAGCAGTAGGCACAAACGGTCAAACACTCGTGGCGGATTCTTCCACTTCTACGGGCTTGAAATGGGCTACGCCAGCAGGTGGCGGTGGCAAAGTCTTGCAGGTCGTGGCTGCTTACACAACATCAGCAACAAGCAATGCAACTTCAACTTTTGCAGACACAACTTTAACTGGCACCATAACACCGACACTTGCAACAAGCAAAATATTGGTACTTGTGTCTCAAAATGGATTGAGAAAAAGTAATGGTAGTGCCAATAACGGCATAGCATTGAAATTATTTCGCGGCGCAACGGAATTGCTTAAGTTTGCAGATGGCTCATTATATACTGGCACAGCCATTACTAACACCGCCTCTGGGTCTGTTGCTTATTTAGATTCGCCTGCAACAACATCAGCAACAACATACAAAACTACTTTCAACAATCCAGCCAATGCTGCCGTCACGGATGTGCAAGTTAATGGCGAAACTTCCTCAATAATTTTATTAGAAATAGGTGCATAAAATGGCAACAGGCGCAGATGTTTTAACAATGCTATGTCCAGCAGGTGGTTGGATTATTGTTCAAAATGACTTTGATTTAATCACTTGGGTCGATGAAAGACCACGCTGCACAAAGGCACAATTTGAAGCAGGATTTGCTCAATATGATGCTTGGAAGGCAGAACAAGATGCAGCAGCAACAGCAGACAAAGCAGCAGCACAGGCTAAACTTGCTGCACTTGGTTTAACTGCTGATGACTTGAAGGCACTTGGGCTATAAGTGGAACACTTGACTAAGATAATTGCTCATGAAGCCAAGACTATCTAGAGCTGCTACTCAGTTACGAGAGCAGTTCGATGATTCATACCCAAGTCGTGACCGCACATCGGATGGCTGGATCGGTGATACTCGACACGCAGCTCGTCCTAGCGATCATAATCCCGATGCTAATGGTTGGGTTCGTGCCATCGATGTGGATCGTGATGTCAGTGGTCGGAGCAAGCCAGACCTCATGCCAGATATTGCAGATCAGATTCGTCTCCTATGCAAGTCTAAAAAAGAAAAGCGTATTACCTACATTATCTTTGATGGTCGTATCGCCTCAAGCAAAAAGGCTTGGGCTTGGCGAACATACGAGGGTTCAAACAAACACAACCACCACTGTCATGTCTCGTTTTCGCAAGAAGCTGACAATGATGGTGCTTTTTTTCAAGTACCTATGTTAGGAGCCAGTAATGAATGAACTAAAGACAGCAGCAGGTTCTTGGGCTAGAGCCTTCTTAGTAGCAGTTATCTCAATGGCAGCAGCAGGAGTGACAGAGCCTAAGGCTCTTATCGCAGCAGGCGTAGCCTCAATCCTTCCACCAGTGTTGCGCTTTCTCAATGCTAACGACACAGCTCTCGGCATAAAGAAGTGACGCAGCAGGACTTCTTCACTTTCTATCTAGCAACTCTCGGAGTCATTGGGGGTCTTGCTGGTTATGTGATTACACATTTGTTGTCTGAGATTAAAAGACTCAACACGCGAGTTGATGAAATCTACAACATCTTATTAGACAGGTAACATTCTGCTATGGCAAGAAAAGCAAAAGAGCTAGAGGAGCAAGGCTACTCAAAGCTAGATGCTTACTGCATCGGATTGCATGAGTACTGGAAGTCATTGCGCAAAGCGGGTTTCGCTGAAGGTGTTGCGTTATTTATGATTACCGATACTCAGTCTTATCCTGCATGGATTCTGCCAGACCCAGTCGATCCAAATAGGTTCGGCGATTACGAAGATGAGGACGATGACTAAACGCCGATACTTGGTTATCTCGGATTTACAAATCCCATATCACCATGAGCAAGCTGTTAAGAATCTTATCAAGTTAGTAAAGCGAGAGAAGTTCGACCTCATCCTTAATACAGGTGACGAGTTGGATATGCAGAGCCAGTCTCGCTGGGCGCAGGGAACTAAGTTAGAGTGGGAAGGTACGCTAGATGCTGACAGAAGCCTTGCGCAGGATATTCTCTATGAACTCGGCACAACAGATGTCACTCGGAGCAATCACACAGACCGCCTATACCACACACTATTACGCGCAC